AGCGGGTCAATTTACAACCCCAGTATTTTCTTAATTAACTCGCCAGCAAAGCCTGGACCAAGCAACACAGCCGCAATCACCACATAAAGCAAATACTCAATGCGGGTCATACGCTGTGAACCTGAAACAAACGACTTTTCAATGGCGGCATACCTCTCAGCGCAAACCGCCTCATGCACCGCCAGCTTTGTGTCGGTATCTTCAATCATCAGATACCCTCGCCCTGCACGATGTAGACAGTAGCCGCTGCTGTTGCAAGACCGCTAAAAAACGATGTGCGAGCAAAGCGCAGAATCTCTACAGCACCAGGCACTAGCACGATGGCTGGGCTTGGATTACCTGAGACTGGTGCAACAGCGTTTGCCGTAGCCAATGCCGCAGTCGTGCCAACACCCAAAAACACCGTGTAAACGCTGTCATTGATGATGCGGTATTGACCCGTACCCTGTGCATCCAGCCGCCCGTTAACCAGCGCCTGAACGCCAGCAGGGGCACTAGCAGCCGCAGGAACTACTACGGTCTCGCCAAGTGGTGCAAATGCAATTTGTGAATTAGTAGACATATCAGACCCCTTGTGCAGCAATGGCTGCTTGATAGGCCGCAATCACTTCAGCCGTGTGCGTTGCAGCGCAAATGACCTTCACACGGGCATCTTCGCCGCTGTAGTCATCGCCTGGGGCAACAACGTGGCGGTGAAACTTGCTGCTGATTTCGATGCCATCTTCTTTAACGGCGGTTTTGGTGCGAACTTGAATTGCGCCATTTTCAACAACTTCAATCAAATCAACAGAGATAACTTTTTCGAGTGGCATAGTATTTCCTTTTAACAGTTAATTTTTACAAAGAGCCAGCAGCAATTAACATCCATGCGCTGCCATTATATTGAACGTCACACCAAGCCCCAATTCCCAAGGCTTTTAGTGGACCTGTTCCTACATTCAAATTAAAAGCACCAGTTGCGCTAGATGTTCTAACAACTCTAAACATTGAACCGTTATTCACATTAACAGTTGATAAAGTTACAGCCCTATCAGAAGTTAAAGGAGTAATAAATATCTGTGTAGGTTGGCTAGAGTTTGGAAATAAAATAACAGCCGCATCGCCATTATCAGCAGACACTTGGTTGTATTGCAATGGTGGTGTAAAGGTAACAGACGCAGGATACATTCTATTTGATAAAAAATATAATGCTTCTTGATAGGTATCAAACTGAACGGCAAAAAAGCCGCCTAGTCTAATAGTTGTGCTTGTTGCAACAGCTTGTAATTGAAAACCAAAACTTGCGTTAGATGCAACTTTAGTAATTCCCGTATAAGTTTGCCATGTTGTATTGCTAATGTTTCCAAATGTAAACAACGTTTGTGCGCCAGACATTTGAATTAGTGGGGTATCACCAGTCATTTTTCTAACCGCTAATCCACAAACTACATATTTTCCAATAGTGGGATTGCCAACGCCAGGTGTGTATGTTTTTTGTGTAGTTGTATAGGTTATTTCTTGGCAAATTGGAAATGTAACCCCATCAGTGACGCCAGTTGATACTGTAGTTCCACCACCAGTAAATGATATTGGATATAGACAAGAATTTTCAAACAGTAAATTACCACTGTAGTTATAACTAACGCCAACAAAAGCGTTATCACCAATAACTGATGGTCGATGCTCATTCAACGCAACTTGCCCAGGCGGTATAAATGCAGCGTCATTAGTTTTAGTTAGTTGAAAATTTGCACTATAGTGACAGCCATTACTTGCATCAACTGTCAATGGCCCAATAGTAGCCGCGTCAGGGCAAGCAATATCTATTCGATTTAACTCCATATTTCTAAAAATAACTAACCCAGTATTTCTAATATAGTGTTCTTGTGCTGTTCCATAAACGTCATTATCGATTGAAATATTAGTTCCAAATGCATTAGCTTCTAACCAAGGGCCATCAAGAACAATGCCAGGAGACCAATCGTTATTTCTAAAATACTTTATAAACAAAATAAAGCCTGGGTTGGCTTCAATAATGCAAGAACCATCAACATATAATTGGCCTGTTGAACCATATGCGCTATCATAATAAAATACAGCTTTAGCGGCGGCTGAAAAATGGCAAAGGTCATTGAAGCTGTCGCAACCGCCGTGCATAATCGCGGGAAGGTCTTTAGAATGAACATGGAAATTAGCGTCATAAAAAACGCAACGATTAAAAGTGTTGCCAATATTTCCGCATATTTTTGCAAAACATTTATCAAAATCTTGAAATTTAACCCGATTACATTCAATTCTGCCAGTAAGATAATCAGCAGTTGTTTTTCCTAATTGTATGCCAATGGCTGTTTTAGTTCCAACAGGACCAATAAGAGTCATATCATTAAATACGCCCTGTAAGTCCCAAGTTGGGTCGTTAGTAGTAAGAATAAAACAGGCGTTTGATAATGTGGTTTTAATAGTAGTTGCTTGCATACCTTCACCTTGCCAAGTATGCGCTCTATTTAAAGTAAGGTTATTTATTAAATAAGTTCCAGATGGTATAACAATAATACCACCGTTAATTGCTGCATCGGATGCAGCTAAAAAGGAAGCGGTGCTGTCGGTTATGCCAGTACGATCAGCACCAAAGTCTAAAACATTTGTTGGCGCACCGTTAATTAGTGAATAACTTACTTTTGTGAGAGACATATTAAGCCACCTTATAAATACAAGTGCCACGAATCAACTTACTAACCAAGGCAGTATTATTTATAGCACTAGTAGTAGTTGTGTCATATAAAGTAAAAGTTGTTGCGTTTGCGTTTAGTGGAGCCATTAGGCCAGGCGTATAACTAGTATATGCAACGTGAAATCCATTCATATCTGAGCCTGTTGCGGTTGTAAATGGCAACCCACCAATTACATTAGTAAAAGAACTTGCTGATGCGGGATATGTAAGCTGAAAAGTAGCAAATACCATGTCGCCTATTTTTGTGTAGTACGCACTGACACCAGTAAAAGTTAAAGAATTTCCACTTGAGTCAATGGGTGTCCAAGTGCCTTCTTCATAGTCAGCTAATAACTCGCTTGTTCCTGTACCTGATGTTGCAGCAAAGTCAATGCCTTTGCCAGATGTGCCGATTACTAGGTTGTCAGATAATTTAATCTTACCTACAACGTCTAATTTTTCTGCCGGTGTTAATATTCCTATACCAACTCGATCATTTGTAGCATCAGTAAACAATAAATTAGCATCTGTGTCGCCTTCAATCCGTACGTTAAACACAGCGCCGATCTCGTTAATCACAAGATTGCTAGTGCCGATAATCATTTTTTCTGTTAATGCGCCAGCAGTCGCAGTCTCAAAATGAAGCTGGCCCTGCTCAGTTGTTGTGGTTGGACTAAGAATAGAACCGTGAATTAGACCGTAGGTTTGTTTGTTGCCTGCTGAGTCTTCACCATTAAATTCAATTTCGCCCAATGTATCGGATGCTGCTGGTGTTGCTGAGTCTCTATATAGATCAAGTAAAGGGGCTGCCGCAGCCCCAGCATCAGTAGATGTCAGGGTTACGTTGGCAAAGTTGCCATCAGAACCACCTTCAACTCGTTGCCATACTGCACCGTTATATGCTATCCAGTCACCTGTACCAAAAAATAATTGGATACCACCAAAAGTCTGCGTTCCAGCAGTACTGACCACATAGTAGTCACCCTTTGCACCTGTACCATCAGCTAAGGTTGGGTTATTGGTAGATGCGTTCCATGTGCCTTTGTAATTTAGTGCACCAAGTGCATTAGTGGTGGTTGAAATTGCTTTTAACATGGTTTATTCCTCAGAATACAAATTCAATGATTGATGTCAATGGTGGCGCTTGCGTGAATGTAACATTGCTACCAGAAACTGTATATGTGTTTTGGTTTTGATATACGCCATTGATGTAGATAAAACCCGGCACAAAAGCTACCGAGAATACTGTCTGTGTACCAGTGCCAGTTGCGTTGACAACAAGATTGCCAGCAGAGCCTGGAAAAGCATTGCCATTCAGCGAGGTGTAGACCACCGTGCCGTTCTTGTTTTGCACTTGAATAGAGTAATCGGTTGCGCTGTAAATGCGTGCTGGTGTTCCTTGGTAGACAGCATAACCCCCACTAGTGCGGATTGGCTGGGCAGCAGCAATCGTCAATGCAGCATCAAAAAATACAGCAATCGGGTTGGTGATTGGATTCAGGTTGACCGTGCCAATCAAGATGTAACCATCCTCAAGCGGCTGTCCATCAACATCCGCAAACGCTGGGAATGGTGGTTCTACTGATAGTGCGGACATTTATGGATTCTCCTGTTATTTGCGCTTGAGTAATTCTTCAATAGCTTTAATCGCATTTTCTTTGTTGATACCACGCAACTCTTCAGCCTTTTCCGCAAGCAATTCTACTGCCCGTCTTGCTGCACCACCTCTCGCAATATCAACACCCGTCTGCATGGCTTCAGCAACCTGACCCTTTAAAGAAGTCTGTGCTGCCGCGCCAAACATACGATCAAGTTCATTGACAAAAATAAGTTGATTGACAATGTCATCTTCAACCTTCATGCCGTATTTTGTAGCAGCTTGATTTGCTTGGTCAAGCGCATCAATCAAGTTTGCTCTTGTGCCGTAATTGCTTGTCAATTTACGCATCGCTACACCAAGGGCTTTATTCGCATTTTCAGAATCAAAGTTGATCTGTGTTCCTGCAGCTTTTTGCAAATCATCAAGCGCACTAATTGTGTCGGAATATTTTTGATTAGCCGCTCTGTAGACTGGGAAAGCATCGCCAAGTGTTGTATTTAAATTTCGTCGCAAGCCTTTAACGATTCTTTCGGCTTCCGCAGTCAAAGGGTTCGCTACGTTTTTTTTGCCATAGTTGACTTGTGTATCAATGAAACGCTTTGCATCATGAACACCCAAGGCATCAGGCGCATCAGTTTTGCTAAGTCTCTTAAGAACGATATTAAGGAGATTCTCTGCTCTTGTGTCGCCTTCAATCCTTGAACCTTGTAGGTTTGCTTTAGCAACACCTTTTGCATCCAGTTCAACTTTCACTCCAATTTTGCCAAGGTCATCTAAAAAGGTATTCATAGCTGGGTCAAAGTTAACGGACTGACCACGCAATTTCGTTTGTGCAATACGGTCAATAGCCTTGCCTGATGTTCTATTGGCATTTGCTAAAAAATCAATTCTGCTTTGTACAGTGTCGCCGAGAATATCTGCCGCCCTGTTTAGAGTTCTAAAGGTCTCACTCTTTTCGCCCATCTTAAATATGTTAAGCATTTTCAGCATGGAGTTACGGTCTTTTTCGGTTGCAGCCTTGATGCTGGCAATCGCGCCATCTTTCCAGCCTTGCTTAATAGCATCAGCCGCCAAGTTATCGGGTACGACCTGAGTTCCTGCAACCCTAAAATTGACAGTATCAACAGAGTCAGGATTTTGCGTAATAACTTTTTTAAGCGTTTCCTGTTCTTGTGGTGATATTTTTCCTTCTACTGTTGCCTTAATGCTTTGCACAGATTCACGAATTGTTGGCGCAGCTTTTGGGGTATACCCAAGTCGTAATTGCTCAATCGTTACTGGCGTAACTTGCTCTCTAATCTCAGCCCCTACTGGTGAAATTAGTTTTGCCGCTTGACCAGTTAGTGTTTTAACTGCCGATGGCACAGATGGCACTATTGCGCCAGCAACTTGTGCGGCAATCTGCCCACCAGTGCCAGCACCTGATTCTTTTGCTACCCCGCCAGCGGCAGCAGATGTTCCACCTGTGACTGTTTGTAGTGTCGGTGTTGTTGCCATCAATCGACCTACTTCACGGGCTACTGGACCCACCGCGGCAGCTTCAACAGCTTTGCCCAAGGCAACACCGCCAGCACCACCACTTGCACCAGCAGTCGTTGTCTGCACAATTCTTTCGGCAGCAGTGCGAGGTTCTGCAACACCAACGCGGGTTAACAAATCTTCAAGCGCATCCGTTGGCATTGTGTATTTCGTGCCAAATAAACTGTTGACCGCGCCAACCACAGGGTCAGCAACCAATCCAGCAAGGGTTGCCGCACCAGCGCCAGCAATAGCGCCTGGTATCGCCCCTACGCCACCAAGTAACGCGCCAGCAGCCCCACCAGCAAGCGCACCAGCAGCAGGCAAAGCCAAGCCCCTTGTAGCCGCCCCAGCAAGTCCAGTTGCGGTTGTTGATGGTTCTCTCTCTTTTTCTACTTCAAGATCAAATTTGTCAAAAATATTTTGTTCTGCGCCAGCTTGGACTTGTGTAACTGGTTGTTGTGGCTGAAGTTCAGTTTGTGCTAATGGTGGTTGCGTAGTTGGGGTAAAAAACGCATTTAATGTCTGGTCATAATAAGTGCCTTGCGGTTTGGCATCAGCCAGTGCAATAGGCAATAACTTAAAACCTTCGGGCGGAGTAACAGAAGCTGCTTTCTCACTTTCAGCGAAGATAGGTGTTCCAGCAATTTCAACCCTAACTGGCGCATCAAATTGGTCAAAAATATTTGCTGCCATTAGTTAGCCTTTAAGTATTGCGAGGCTGAATTGGGGCCATATTTTTTTTCAAACTCACCCTTAAGGCTTGGGTCTTTCCTTAAAAGATCTATTGCACTTGGCGGAGGAATTACTATATTTTTTCCCGCAATTACGCTTTCCTTTGTTGGTGCTATGTAACCAGATGGGGCGGCTCTTCCTGCCCTTTCCTTTAATGAATTTAAATAGACGGGAATTGCTTTTAATTTTTGATCTATAGTCCCTCGTGTGTCAAAGTATTGTGGTGTCAATTCTTCAATCTTTTGTTTTGCTTCATTTTCATTTTGACCTGCACCAGTTGCAGCACGCAATAATGCTTCAGATAATGAACTTGCTGCTTGCACAAACTGTTGGCGTTTTTCGCTTTGTGTTGCACCACCACCCCCTATTAAGGGTAAGGCTTCGAAAAATCCTTTTTCTTCTGCGCCAGTGGGTTTGCCTTCTTTTGTGTACATAGCGCCCAATATATTTTTGTATGCGTTATCAGCTTGTACCAACCAACCAGCAGCTTTGCGTTCATCTTCAGACGCATTGCCAACAGTAGTACCAGTATTTTTGCTTGGCAAAGGGACACCACGTACGGCAGCGTTGTAATCTAACAATGCTATTTTTCCTGCTATATTAAGGTTTTTATTTTCTATAAATACTTTATTTGTTTGTGCTTTAGTTAAACCCGCATCTAAAGCACGCTTTATAACATTGTCAACTTCTGTGCGCTCTGCAAACTTGGCTTTAACAACCTCTTGTTTAGCTTGCGCTTCGCGCAAATCTTTTTCTGCTAGTAGTCGTGCAGGGGTATCTTTTGCTTCAGCAGCTTTTATTTCTGCTGCTGATACGGCTTCATCTGCTTTTGCTACTGCTTCTTTCAATTTTGATGGCGCTTGTGCTTCTTCTCGTATAGTAGAAAGTGCTTTGTCTGCGGCGTCAAGAAACTTAGTGCCTTCAGGTAATCTTGCCATATATAAACCAATCGTTGCTTGCGCCCCAGTTGGGTTCAAGTCAATCAACTTGATGGATGCCTCTGCTGCCTTGGCTTCATCTTCACGACCGCCATTTCTTAATGCCGTAGCTTGGTCTTTAAGCATTTGTTTTGCAATATCAAGTTGCCCTGATTTAACAGCAGAGTAAACTTGACCACCAAATTTCAAATCGCTTTCCTGCATTGCTTTGGTTTTTCTTTCAAAGCCTTGCGTTACGATTGCGGCCTGATCTTTTGGCAAAAAAGCCGCAATGCGCTCATAATCTGCGGCTGTTGCATTGGGGTTTTTGTACAAATTTGCAAGGTCTGTTTGCCGTTGCTGTGCTTGTACCAATGCCTTGTTTTCAAGTTCACGCTTTTGCTGTGCAGCTTGAACAGTTGCTACATCTGCCCCAAGTTTAAAACCGCCAATAGCAGCCTCAAACGGACTCTGCACATCTACAGCGTAGTTAATTGGGGCTGGTAATGGGTTAATAGTTGCCATGATGTAATCTGTTAGAACGGATTTGTATTAGGGCCAAGGGGTACTCTTGAACCACCTGAACCACTCTGAAAACCAAACATTTGTGCAGGCAAGTTTAAGAATTGACCGTAAGCCCTTGCTTCCCCAAGTTGCCCACCAGCTAGGGCTGCACCTTGGTTTGCAAGTAAGTTAGAAATATTTGTAGCTGATGTTCCAGTAATATTGCCAATATTTGCAGCTGATGTTCCAGTAATATTGCCAATATTTGCACCTGTTGCAATACCCTGTGCGCCAACACCAGCCGCAGAAGATTGACCAACTTTTAATAAGTTTGCTTGCGTCTCTCGACCAATATCACTGAAACCACCAAGCCTGCCATACTGCCGTTCAATTTCTTGTTGAAGCATTTGAGGTCTGAATTGCGCCAATGCAGCTTGTATATTTCCACCCCTTAACCCGCCAGTTGCTGATGCTCTTTGCAAAAGAGCCTCTTCACCAGCTTGCACAGATGCTTGATAACCGCCACCCTGCTCAATTTGTGCAATCGCTTGCCTTTGTCTTTCAGGGCCAAGTAGACCAGCTAGTGCCTGTTGTTGCTCAAACGCTTTTGGTCCAGCTTCTGCATAGCCTTTAATTCCTTCTATAGCTGGTACACCAACATCTACATAGGGTTTTAAAATGGCTTGCAGTGCATCAAACTGTCTGCGCTGTTCTTCAATAGAAGCTTTTGCGGCAGCAGTTTGTGCTTCAATAGAAGCTTTTGCGGCAGCAGTTTGTGCCTCAATACCAGCTTGACTTGCACCAGCTTGGATACTTGCGGCTTCAGTCGCTGCATCAGCTTGCATACTGCTGCTTAAAAAACCAGCGCCTACTGTCAGGGCTGTGCTTATATCAGGCATTGCCAAACTCCTTCATATAATCTTCAAAAGTTTCGCCATACAAAGCCATCACATGGTGACCGTGAAGTGTGGCAAAAGCAGCACCATGCACAAGCGAAACAGCCATCAAAATTAAATCATAATAACCAGCACGCCACATAAAGGATTTGGCATTTGCTAGACCATCCCGCTCTGCCTTGTCTGAGGCTTGCCTCTTGAGAATCATTGTTGCCAGCAAAGGGGTTAAATGATGGCTATTTGCAATAAAAAATGCATTCTGATGCATACCCACCAGCGTGTTCCAAATGGTGGCATTTAGGTCTTTTCGCTCTACTGGGTCACCATCCGCTACATCATCAAAGACTTGAATTGCGTCATACACCATCAACAGCCATTCAATGGCTGGCTGGGGCAGCATAAAAACCTTTGTCAGGTTCTCTCGCAGTCCATCGGTCATGCACAACTCCTATATAGGGCAGGCCGCTGGATGCCATAACTCAGCGGATTGATTTTCGCACAAATTGACAAAAGGTCAATATTCTTCCTCTTCTTCATCTTCCCAAGCCTGACAAACCCGCATATCGTTGCAGATAAAGTTCAGCTTTTTGCAATGCCCACGATAACCGTAGCCTGTGTCATATCCAGCCATCGGGATGCGTTCAATTCTGACTTGGGTCATCAAGCTGTTGTCGTAATAGCCACAATTTGAGCAATGCTTGCGCCTTGCATCTTTGGCATCACACTGCATGGCCTCTGCCAATGAATCATAAAACTCAGGGTTTGCCTTTGGGTCGTTGCTGGGTTCTTCAGGTCCATAGTGCCAATCTTTCACTGCAATCAGGAAATTGGCTTTATTCTCTGCAACGGTTAAAAACTCCTCTTCGCTTGGCAAGCCCATGAAACCCTTGGGCATCATCATAAAATCTTTCATTCTCTACTCCTTAAGTAATTTCACGCCCATTGGCTCGAATAGTCAGTGATGTGGCTGCACTAGCAATAGTCGAGATAAACCCGCTTGGTTCAAGTGCTTGTCCTACCAGTTCGGGAAATGTGTAGGTTTCATCGGGCGCAAGACTGCGAGTATCCACAATCAAATTTGATGTAGCCGCACTGCCTGCCGCAGTAACCAAATTGACGCTTATAGTCACATTGCCTGCCGTTGTATTAGTGGCGGTGAACTTGTCAATAATAGTTTTGCAGTTGGTGGCTGTGTATTGTGTGGTCTGTGCGTTTTCAGCTTGTTTAGCTGGAATCAAAACTTTTACTGTAACTGTCATTTGTACTCCTTATGTGGCTTCGCCACCACTTGCGATGATTGTGAGACCAGTTGATACTGCTTGAATTTGAATGGTGTCGCCAGCATTAAGCACCTCAATGCCGTTATATTGCAAAGCGTTGGCGTATGGCACAGGGACATCGTAAAGAAAAGCATTTGAAGTTCCAGCCGTGCCTGCTGGTGGTACAAAAAAAACTCGCACATTAATATCCGCCGCCGTTGTATTTGCAATGCTGAATTCTTTGAGCAGCGTTCTCGTTGATGCTGGCACAGTATAAAGCGTAGTCACGCCCGTTGTGATGGCGGCTTGGCCTAATTTAACAGGGGTAATTACATCGAAAGCCATGTCAGCACCTGATTAGATCGCACCCTTGGGGTTTGGTTTGCATACGGCAAGATGCCATTAACATCGTGCGCCAGTTCCACATTATTACGCACAGGGGCAAGTGCAAGCAACTCTAATGATTGCGCAATTCTTGTCATAGCATCCAATGCTAGTTGCACCTTGGCATTCAATACAGCATCTTCTACCGAAGTATTTTGCAACAGTGCTTGAATCTGTGCCAGCGCCTCGTTTGCAGTAGCTGCCGCATTGTCTGCTTGAAACTCAAAGTCAGTCCCCACAACGACTTGCAAAGTGTCAACAGTTGTAAACAGCAATTCAAACTGCCTGATTTGTTGCTGGTCAGTCAGAAAAGTGGCAAGTTGATCTCGCGTCAGGTTCAGTTTGCGGGAAATGGGCGCGGTAGCCATCAGTAGGCCAATGCTTCTATTTGCACTTCAAGTCTTACATAGGACACATGGGCATCGCTATCGCCACGGAAACGCTGTATGCGCCAATTCCTCATGTGCCCCTGCTGAAACCATGTAAGGCGCTTCTTGGTGTTGCCAATAGTTCCAACAGCAATGAATTTTTCTTGGCTGTATGCTTTGCCATCCAATGAATAACTGGTGCTGATTTGTGGATTCTTACCAAGTGCAATACTGCCTGTCAAACTGACCAATTCCATCTCGTTGAATATCGCCCCATTACTTTCGTTGTAGACAATCAGTGTGCCGAACTCCCAGTAGACTTGCTGCCCCCAGTGGTGTCCTATGTCTTGCACCAAGTAGCCGATGTTGCTTGTCTGTGGGTCACCTACCATCCACTTGTCATATACCCAAACCATGTTTCGGGCACGGTACTGAGCAATCCCCGTCAAGGTACTTACCAAAATAAACCAAACAGGGGTTTGCAATGCTTCTGATGCAGCCGCGTCATAAACTAAAGTCTGGTCAGGCAAATGCACATAAAGGTGCTGGTGACTCTTATCGTTTCTAGCCTCCAACTTTACTAAAGCCAACTGCGCTTCGGTATATTCCAAAAGGATATTGTCAATTTCTTGTGTGCTAATTTTTGTTGTTACTGCCGCAGCACCCACATAAATGCTTGGGGCTTCGTTTCTACCACTACCCAAAAATGCTATGCGATCAATAAAAACACAGCAAGCAAATGTACCGACAACGCCCTTTTGTAATTGTGCGCCATCAATCCTTGCAAATGGAAACAACGCTCCGCCCGTGTTATCAAATACCTCAACTGTATTTCTATTCAGAGCATAGACCTCGTTTCGCAGCTTAAGCAACGCCACCACTGGGTCAGGGTCAACCTCTGAACTTCCGTATTTCAAAGGGTTAACTTCAGTTGGGTTAGTCAACTCAGTGACAACCAAAAACTCTCCGTCTGTAGTCATGAAGTAACCATCCACCCACACAACATCCAAAACCACGCCAAGGTCAGGGTCAGTGACTTGCCTCAGAATTGGTACAGTTGGGTTCCAAACTAATGTTGCGGTAGTGCTTGATGGAATCCAATAATACAAGCGGCCACCAGAAGCAATCGCAAGCACATCAAAACTGTAATCAAAGGTAACCAGTTCATCTATTGGCCCACCCACATCGCCAAGTGTTGTCACTACGCCTGTGCTGTCAATCTCCACCAGCTTTGTACCCATTACCCGATACAAATGACCATGCCAGTTGATGCCGCCTCGGTCAATGCCTGTTCCTGTGCCGTTTGCCACAATTCCATCGCCTGGTCGCAAAAACCCGTTGCTGATGCCTGATTGTTTTGGCACAGGCACAAGATTCACTGGGTACGCAGTACGCAGTTCAGGTGTGTTGTCGGTGTAAATACCGTTCAAGATAGGTATTTGCATTTACTTGGCCTTGTTTCGTGCGCTGATACGTTTTGCCTTGGCTTGGGCATCTGCCTTTGAAGTAGCCCCCCAAGCCCTCAAACTTAACAGCAGTCGGGTGGGCTCACCGTCTTTGTATTCAGGGCCAGCATTGCCACCCATACGGGCTAGAAACGATGCCCTACGGGGGTTGTCGCCAGTCTTGACTGGTGGTTTGAGGTTCATGCCTTCAGCCTTTGCTGCGGCACGACCTTTTGCGTTCAACCCGCCCTTTGGGTTCTGCCCTTCTTTGCGTGCATAAACTGGGGTTTTCATCTAAAACTCTTTATCTTTTCGGCAACCTTTTTAGGTTGCTTTGCAAACTGCTTGCCTGCTTTTGTGGCCTCACGCTTAGCCCTTGAGGTTGCAGCGTATTCAGCAGGAGTC